TCGTCGGAACGCCCTTGATCGTGGCGATCAGCCACTCCAGATCGGCTTGAAGTTGCGGGTCCATGACTGCTCCTGCGTAGTCGGGTCGGAGGACTTCGTTGTGGTCGATCTGACCGTCAAAGCCCAGCGGATGATCGAGATGCTGAATCAAGTGTGCCTCAGGCGCGACGGCTGCCCTGAGCGCATCCCAGGACGAGAAGCCGGACCAGGATGCAGCGTTGGCGACCCAGAGGTACTGGACGAGCCCTTCGCGCATCAGTTCCACGCCGACGCCCTGGCCGCCGTAGAAGCCAACCGGATGGGCGCTCTGGCTGTGAACCCCCTGGAAGTAGGCTCGGACGGTATCGACCGTCGCACTCTCGTCCACTGAGAAGTAGACCGGCCGCCATGTCGGGTAGCCGAGGGCAGCCGCCTGCTGGTTCGCCGTCTGGGCGTCGTCGTACCCGGCGCTGTTGCCCTCGTTGGCCCGGGTCGTGGTCCACTCGAAGTTGAGGGTTACGCAGAGTCCGGCGGCCTCCAGAGCGGCGTACTCCGGCGGAAAGATGAGCTTTCCATGAGTGCTGGGATTGTCCGGTGCGACGTACCGCATGACCCCTTCGTAGCCTGCGGCTTTGAGGGCGCCAGGGTCCGGCCTGGCAAAGCTGTAGTCCGCAACTGCTGACACAGAGGGCACCCTAGCACACGGCAGAATGGAGGAGTGAAGCAGGTCCACAAAGAGCGTGCCGGGGCGCACCTAGACCGCCTGGTCCTGGAGTACGGGATCGACGCCAGGGCAGCCGCCGACCGGATGAGCGCCGAATCCAACGTCCGAGAGCGCATGATCTTCGTCCCCGAACTGCGGGAGGTCTGCGACTACCTCATCACGCTGCACGAGATCGGGCACATTGTCGACCCGCAGGCCCGCATCTGGGACAAGCGGGCGCGTGATGTCCGCCCGCAGGACCGCTACGCCGAGCGGCGAGACTTCAAGCTGCCGGACCTCTACCCGGTCGCCATGATGGAGATGGCCGCCTGGGCGTGGGCGCATCAGACCGCCAAGCGTTCGCTCCTGCACGCGGCAACCGATGACGACTGGCAGGTCGTCGCCGATTGTCTCGTGTCATGGTTCCGCTAAGCCGTACACTGACAATATGGCTCTTAGCTACACGACCGTTGTTCACCAGCCGCAGACTCTCGCGATGGGCGCCGTCCGCACGAAGATCGTGGACGTGACGCTCGACAACAGCTACACGACCGGCGGCTACACGCTCGATCCGCACCAGTTCGACATGGCGCAAATCTACGGCGCCGTCGCGGTCGGGTTCGATTCGGCGCAGACGACTGCGCCCTTCGTCGCGTTCAACAACAGCACCGGCAAGCTCCAGGCGTTCGTCTCCAACGGGGCGAGCCCGGCGCTGCTCAACGAGGCCCCGGCGACCACGGACCTCCACACCGTCACTGTCCGCCTTCTCGTGATCGGCGTCTAAATGGCTCGCAAAGTCCAGGTCGTCGCAGTTGGCGCAAACGACAACGTGATCTCAGATGTCCCGACCCACGCCGCCGCGGCGTCGGTCGGTACATCCTCCGCGACGCTTGTCGCGGCCCCGACGACGAGCGAACGGCGCTATTTGCTGATCCAGAATCAGCACGCTACGCAGGACATCTACGTCCGCCTTGACGGAGCAACAGCTACGACTGATGCTAACTCGCTGAAGATTCCGGCCGGTACTAGCCGGGAATGGTCCGGGAACTACGTCCCGAACGGCACCGTCACTGCTATCGCGTCAAGCGCTTCCACTCCGGTTGCAGTAGTCACGGGGTAAGTCCCGTGTCCTCGCCTGTTCCCTACAGGTTCTTTTCTGACCTACCTCAGCGCGCCTCGAACCAGCTATTTCGGAACTTTGAGGCGCTTAGTTCGTTCATCGACGGTAAGACGGGAGTTCCGATCCTCGTTGCCGCGTCTAATGCTCCGACCGCCGAACGGACCGCAGCGGCGTTCAAGTGCGATGGCGTTAACGACGAGGTAGAGATTAACTCTGCTATTGCGGCTGCTGGCAGTAATGGCGGAATCGTTCAGTTGTCTACTGGCACATTCAATATCGCCTCGACAATAAACCCGACCGGCTCATCTGGCGTGCAACTGCTCGGCCGGGGGATGGGCAACACGATCATCAAGCAGGCGGATAGTACGAACTACTCCGGCGGTTCGTCGGGGGCGTTCTTTTTAGCTAGCGGAGCGAACACGCTCTACCAGGACTTCACATTCGACTACAACGGCGCCAATAACTCTACGTCCTCGTCTGCCATGTTTGCCGTCGCCAACAATACTGACGGCGTGTTTTGGAATCGCATTGAGACGAAGAACCCGAATACAACCTACGGGCAGTTTATGGCGACGTTTGGAAACGTCAGCGTCTTTCACTTTTGGTTCAACAACTGCCGCATCGTCTGTAGATCGGGCTTCTCTGGCTCGGGTAGTCCGACCGCTGACCTGTTTTGGATAGTCGGGTGCGACATTACGACAACAGGCGGTAGCTGGTTGGCCCCCGGTGGTGCTGTGGGGGGTAATGCCAACAGCATGTACCTTGTCGACAACAATGTCGTGATCCAGAACGGCACATTCGCCACGACGAACGGAGCGGCACTAGGAGGTCATCTCCATGCTGCTAACAACTTCATTTCGCTAGGTGTATCTAACGCTTCCAACTTTGCAGCGATTTTTCCGGGGATTAGCTATTCAATCACGGGTAACTACATCTCATGTTCTACTACCTCATCTGGCGCTGCTTGGGGGATCGCGGCTAGTAGCGGAGGAAACAGCGGCGTCATCTCTGGCAACTTCATTGATAGTGCCACTGTCGGGATCATCCTACAGGGCACCAATACCGTTTCCAGAACACTTATCAGCGGCAACGTACTGAACAACACCAGACAAGACGGTATTAGCGTAAGTCTCACAGCCTCGTCCGGCTACGTAACGGTTAGCGGAAACGAGATCATTGATGCTGGGCAGAAAACAACGAACACCTATGCGGGTATTCACATCTCTGGCGGTAATCACTGCAACGTTACGAATAATCGGATTAGGTCAATCTCAACAAACAAGGTCGCTTACGGTATCCAGATCGACGCCGGAGTCACCGATACCCTTGTTTACAGCAACGATTGCGCTAACGCCTATGCAACCGCTGCGGTACTTGACAACGGCACGTCAACACGTACATCGCCTGATCCGACACCCCCAGGGGGTTCGCCCTCTGGTTCGGCAGGCGGCGACCTGACCGGGACCTACCCGAACCCGACTTTGGCGTCGGTCATCACGGCAGGCGGACCGACCGGCGACGCTACTCACACCGCGCAGATCACCTACGACGCAAAGGGACGACTGACGGCGGTCTCACCAGTCGCGATCGGCGGCGCTGGGCTCGATACGTCGGCCGTGCATTCCGGCGACACGGCGGGTGGTGACCTTGGCGGAACGTACCCGAACCCCACCGTGCAGCATGTCACGACGTTCACGATGGGTAGCGCCAACTTGGCGAACACGAGCCTGCCGAACAGCGGGGCCAGCACAGTCGTCGGCTCCGCACAGACAATCACTCCCGCGGTAGTTCGCAACTACACGCTACGAGCCACCGTCTCGGCCATCATCGCCAACGCAGCAGCATCGTCCTCGGCCGCGATCAGTATTCACGTTGAATACTCGACGGATGGCGGATCAACCTGGACTGCTGGGCAGACCCTTCAGGGTCAGGTGGGAACGCTTAACGGCACAACCGTCAAGATGGCGACGCTTGCTGAGGTTGTCGCGTCGGTGACCTCGTGGACGACCAGCGTCCAGGTTCGCGCCGTGGCAAGTACTGCAACCGCCTCAGGTACCCCCAGTTCCGTAGTGCAGAATGCGACACTCACCTGGGAATGGATTCCTGCTTAGATTGACGGTGTGCCCGTAGCGTCCCGCAATCAGATCGAGCGAGCCCGGCTGGTCGCGCAAGCAAATCTCGCTAACGGCATCCGGGTTCTCACCGGCGAGGACCTGTGGACTATTCAGGCCAGGATCGCGGAGGCGGTCACAGGACGCCGCTCCAAGACAGCCGTGTCCTCATGCAACGCCTCAGGCAAGACGTGGCTCGCTGCCCGGCTAGCCGTGGCCTTCTACGTGGCGTTCACGCCAGGCACGCCATGCGTCCTCTGCGACGGCCCCTGCGGCGGTTCCAAGGTAGTGACCACTTCGTCCAAGTTCGAGCACCTGAAGGACAACCTCTGGGGTGAGATCAGACAGGTGGTACCCAAGGTGGAGGAGCGCCTTGGCATACGCATCGGCCGCCTTCTCCCCGGTGACCTTCGCCTGGAGGATGGCCCCGCACATTTCATCATGGGTCAAGCCGCCGACAAAGAGGAGGGTTTCCAGGGCTACCACGCAGCCCACAAGCTCATCGTGGGAGATGAGGCAACCGCCATCTCCGAGGGAGTCAGTCGTGGTATCACATCCTTGCTCGCGTCGGCCGACAGCCGACTGTTCCTGATCTTCAACCCGACAACCCCTGATACTTACGCGGCGAACCAGTTCCGGTCCAGCGGGGTCGAGGCGTTCAAGATCAGGGCGTTCGACACGCCGCACTTCACCGGCGAGGCGATCCCCGAGGACTCCAACCTCATCACTCCCGAGTTCCTGGACGAGTTGCGCTCCCAGGGGATGGGCGAGGGCACCTACGAGTGGACGACCCGTGTCCTCGCGGACTTCTGGGACCTGGGAGACAGCACCCTCATCGCCCACGGCTGGTACGACCGCTGCCGGGAGATTCAGCCGGTCTACGCCGGGACTCGGGCGCTCGGGATCGACCTCGCTCCCTACGGCTCGGACGAAAACGTCATCGTCGAGCGCACCGGGCAGGCGATCACTGGCCTAAAGGCCTACCCCGCGATGCGGATGGACCAGCTATGGCGCGGCCCGGTGCGAGACTACGTAGAGCGCATTCAGCCGCACTACGTCGTCTACGACGCCGATGGCGTCGGGGCCGGGGCCATCGGCGAGGCCGACATGATCCAGGACGTCATGCGTGATTGGGGCGGTCAGGTGCTCGGCTTCCGGGGCGGACTGAAACAGGGCGACCGCTTCATGAATGCTCGCTCGGCCTGGTGGTGGTCACTGCGCCGCCGCTTCGAGTACGGGGCGATCCAAGTGCAGGTCAACGACGAGAAGCTGCGCAAGCAGATTCTCGACATTCACTACTCGATCAAGCCCACAGGTGAGATCAGAGTCGAGACTAAAGAGGAGATGAAGCGGCGCGGCGTGGGCAGCCCGGACCGGGCAGACGCGCTGATGTACGCGTGCGCGCTCGCCGACGATTTGCCGATGTACGAGACCCGGCGCCCGAGCCAGGCCGAGACCGTGTTCGGGGTCTCTGACCGCAGCGAGGCGGCGATGTGGGACAAGATGCTTCACCCTAAGCGGTACCCTGACAAGAGGCGCTGGGAAGTGAACCCGGTGCTCGACTGTCCCGACGATTGGTAATTCCCGTGGACCTCACAGAACTTGCCTGGGCTGCCGGATTCTTCGACGGAGAGGGATCCATTGGTCTGCGACAACAGACAGGGCGCCCCTGTCCCTACCCTACTATCAGCATCGGCCAAGTCGATCCTCGTCCGCTAGAGCGGTTTCAGCGAGCGATTGGCGGACACGGGAAGATTTACGGCCCGCGGCAACGCACGGCACCCAGCGGTCGTCCGTCCAAGCCATTCTGGGAGTGGCAGTCGAACCGCTTTGAGGTCATCCAGGCGGTATATGCTTTGCTCTGGCGGTTTCTCTCTGAGCCCAAACGCGAGCAAGTTCGTCGGACCATGCTTGAGTTGCGGGATGCTCGTCGTCTATCCACCGGGCGCGCGGCTGGTTTCCACCGCGCCCCACGAACAAAGGAAGCAGCCTGATGCACCTGGCCGACGCAGCCTATTACCACGCAGGAGAGTCCTGCTACCTCTGCAAGTCTCAGACAGCGGGGCTTGTGGACACTGAGGTCCAGATCGACTACGAGGGAGTCCTTGCAATCTGTCCCGGCTGTGTGCTCGACATGGTGAGTACTGCCGGATTCCGGGTCGAGGATGTCGCCGAGGTCAACCGTCTCCGCGAGGAGTTGGAAGAGCACAAGGCCGCTCGCATCGAGGCAGAGATGGTGCTTGCCGAGTTGGCTGCCGCTGCCGAGAAGGTGCAAGAGCGACGCCGTAGGGGCGTGAGGAAGTGATCTACGCCATGTTGCTCGTCATGCTCGCTTCGATGGTGGGCGCGTACCTGGCGCTCGACCGGATGATTCAGCGGCTCGACGCCGCCCACCGAGCAGCGACGGCTGCGTTCAAGCAGCAACTTGACGAGGCAAACAACCGCTTCGCTGCCGCCGCGCAAGGCGCCCTGTATCTGACGCCTCCTCAGATTCCGCCCGCCCCTGACCCCCATGCCGGAATGGAGTTGTGGTCGGATGACACCGGGCTGATTCAGTCCTACTTCCCCGCAGAGGACCCTGACGCCTAAACCGTCATACTGTAAGTGTGGCGCGACTGACGCAGAAGCTCCGCGAGGCGGCTGCCCGCCCCGATAGCGCGACGACAACTGATAAGGCCCGCGAGGAGTTCATGGCCCCCGACGATCCGGGGAAGCTCGTCGCGTGGCTGGAGAAAAAGCGCAAGTCCGGGCACAAGCGGATGCCCGATCTCCAGATGAAGATGAACCTGGCTTACACGCTGGGCCATCAGTGGATTGTCTGGGATCGTGACCGTCGCCAGTTCCGGCGCCCGCAGTGGCGTCCCAATGACCCGAACGCGCCGATCCGCGTCACGGTCAACAAGGTCGGCGCCCTGGTGGAGCGCACGGTCGCCCGCCTCCTGAAGGCCGAGCCCGAGCCCTCCTGCCGCCCGATCAGCGACGACGAGGATGACATCGGCGCGGCCAAGGTCGGGTCCCGCATCCTCGACCATGAGATTGATCGCCTGCACTGGCACGCGCGCATGATCGACCTCTACTTCTGGGTCGTCATTCTCGGGTTCTCGTACATGCACATCTACTGGGACCCGTCGCAGGGTGCCAAGGTGGTTGACAAGTTCATCCCGGATCAGGACGAGGACATTCCGCAGGCCCCGCACGCGACGGCAACGGCCTACGACCTCTACGAGGGCCAGGTGGGTGTGGACGTGGTTCCCGCCTTCGAGATGTCAGTCGATCCGAACGCCCTCCACTTCGAGGAGGCGCTGTGGTGTGTCCGTACCGTGTCGATGACACGAGAGGCGTGCTGGGAGAAGTTCGGCGTCGTTCCCCAGACGGAGCTTCCTGGCCGCACGCTGGTTGACGAGGTTTACGCACTGACGGACAAGGCCCGCGAGGACCGCCCCTACGTCGAGACGGTGCCGGTACACCAGTTCTGGATGAAGCCCGGCGGGCGCGCCTGCCCGGAAGGGATGGTTGTTACCTACGCAGGCAACCAGATTCTCGAAGGCCCCATGCCGTTCCCGTACGAGCACGGGCGTTTGCCATTCGTGCAGTTCGACATGCTGCCCGGCCTCGGGTGCCGCGAAGGCCGCACCTGGGTCACGGACCTCATTCC